ATTTTTTGTATTTAAAATACTTGTCATTATATTTATAAATATATTATATTTGGAATACAAAATATTTTAAATTGGGATTCGTTCATAAACGGGAATAGTGGGACGATGATCGATGTAAAATACGCTTTCATAATTAAATAACGTGTCTCCGAAATACATATATATTTCTATTCAAATATAATTATCCCTTGTTATAAATATGGTTAATGTAAAGTAATTTTTATAATTTATTATACCTATTAATAAATTATATATCAATTTAAAATTACAAAATATCAATATGATATCTACAAGTAAAAATAGTTAATGTGGTTATAATTTGTATTTTTTTCGATCTATTGTAAATAATAATTTGACATTATATATTAAATTGATTCTTATTTTCACCCCCTAATGATTCCCTTATTGATTTCCTTGAAGATTCTCCTTGTGAATTGGCATGTTGTTGAAACTGCAAATCTTCTTCTTTTTCAGCCTCTATATCTCTTGTAATTTTTATACAACATATTTCTACATTTTTGCATTTACTTTTATACGTATATCTTACTGCCAAAGTGAATCCACTACATATTATTCCAGAAATAGTTAAAAAAAATATACCGTTTATACCGTCTGTGATACTTGACATTATATAGTATATTATATTTTGTTCGTGTTATTGTTTTACATAATGTACATTTACTCACCACACTTATCTAAATTAAATGATAATATAAAAACATACTACAATATATAGTAATGGGTAATATACATGCAATTTCCAAGATCTGAATCATTAATTTCAATGTCGTCAACTAGCGATGAAACAGAATCGTTAACAACAACAATGAGTGATGAAATTATAGCTAGATTTAATGACGATTATTATGAAAGAGATTACTCATTGGGTAATTTATCTAATAGTAATATTCATGCAACAACTGATGAAATTAACAATGAAGTAAATCTTTTATATCAACATGAATATTTATTTTTAGACAATGAAAAAAAAGATAAAAAATATTATATAGGATCATATACAATTATTAAATCAAATAAAGATGTAAAATCTGTCGACCCGTATGACATGATTTTAACATGTTCTATTTCACCTTCCTCTTTTTTTAAATTCCCCCTAAATATAATTGAAAAATATCTATATGATTTTTCGATTGTTTATCATAATCATTACGGCATTAAACGAAACGTAGAAATATTGCAATTACATATAAATGAAAAAGATTCAACATATAATGTTGTAGTAAAAACATACTGGTTGAAGGTTATTCAAAAGTGGTGGAAAAAAATATGGATAAAAAGAAAGGCTATTCACCTTCACAAAATGAAAATATCAAGTATGCGATATTTTGAAGTATACGGAAATTGGGGTATTATATAATGTTCAACTATAAGTACAGTCGATTTTATTTTTTATATATTTTCAAATATTCTTATATATAATATTTGAAATAAACTATAGTAGTATGATATAAAATATTTGATATAAACTATGGTAGTATTAACCCTTATTCGATTCATTGTTTTTTATAAATTATTAAATACTGTATGTTATATATAATATTTAAAACCAATTATTGTGTCAATCTAATAAACATCGCCATATTTTTAAAAAGTGGTTACAAACGGTTCCGTCGGTTGAAACGAATAAGGGTTAAAATTATATAATTTAATGAATCATTAATCATACACTTTTGTATATGACGGTTAAATCGAGTAATAGTTAATAAAGCGTATAATGACTTGTATTTCTTGCACAAGCAAATAAATTCCCTTCTTTACATGAAATTGAATTTCCATAACAAAAATCGACAAACCCTGACTGATCATTTGGTATAGTAGTATTTGATGTTGAATAAAACGGGCGCAAAGATTGTTCAAAACTTAATTCGTCATTCAAGTTTTTAAATAGTTTTTCAGAAATATTAATTTGATTGGGGTTTTGTTCTTGAACCAAATCTTTAGCTTTTTGTAAAATAACATCTCCAACCATTTCATTTGAAATTGGGGGGGCTCCTTTTCTGGTTGGATTATATTCATAATCTGGTATTAATATGTTACTAAATGGGTTTGTTGAAGTTGGTGTTTCAAAAACTTCGTTATCTGAAGGAATTATTTTGCCATTTTCTTTTAAATATACCTGTGCAGGATTTTCATATCCTTCTAAAAGATGTTTTTTTGCAATATCGGTATTGTTGTTTTTATAAAGAACATAAATAGCAAATAATGTAATTCCAGATACTACAAACAACCAGTAATTACGTGTAGCTAAAAATAAAAGCAAGGTGATAATTAATATTACACGGGTAACAGTATTTAATTTTTGATAATAAGACATATTTGATGTAGGATAAAACTCAAAAATATAATCTTTATTAAAAAGAATATTAGGGTCTTCTGTCCAAAAAGGTATTATATTATTATCTTTATCTAGTTCATTATTTGATAATTTTACAAACGTTGAATCATCCAATGGTTTATTTTTATTTACAATTGACGGTAAAGACATTTATATAAAACTATTTATATTTTTTTTAACCGTTATTTGCTTTTAAGAGGGAGGTATGGATACATTGGAATATTATAGAGAATTATGTAAATCAAATATTTAACCCACAATTATAGGGTTACTATTGTATGTAAAGAAGGATATTGCGGAAGGTAGAAGATATAGTACGGTAATTGTTTATAAAAATTTGTTATCATATAATAGTTTGTATACTTTATATCGTTATATTTTATTATGATGTTTTCACATTCATTACTTTTCCTTGTAATTATTCTCGGTACAAATTAAATAGATATAAAATATATAAGTTTCCTACAATAAAAATGAAAAATGAAATAAAAACCACTCCAAATTTATCAAAAAAAAGCAAAAAAAAACAAAATCGTTACAATAATTCATTGTGTGATAAATCTATGAATTTTGAAGAATGTGAACTGGCTATTCTTCGCAATGCAGTTGATATAAATGAGGAAACACAAGACAAATTAAAGAAAGAGAATTTAATTAAAGGTGAAGAATTATCAAATATTTTCAATATTTTAGAAAAATTTATAATTAAGAAAAAACTAGTTTTATATGGTGGATTTGCAATAAACGCTATATTACCTGATTATGCCAAATTTTACGATTTGAAACACGATATACCCGACTATGATTGTTATTCTTCTAATGCGTTAGAAGATGCTATAGAACTAGCAGATTTTTTCTTTAAAAATGGATATAAAGAGGTAGAAGCAAAAGCAGGGGTTCATTATGGAACATACAAAGTATATGTAAATTTTATTGGTATAGCCGATATTACTCTTTTGGAAAAATCAATATTTAAAAACATTCAAAATGAATCAATAATAATAAATCACATTCATTATTGTCCGGTGAACTTTCTTAGAAGAAATATATACAAGGAACTGTGTTTGCCTCTAGGTGATGTTAGTCGTTGGGAAAAAGTATTCAAACGTCTTAATACACTTAATATTCATTATCCAATGACAATACAATATGATTGTAAAAATGTACATTTTCAAAGAAAATTAGATTCGATTGAATCGAAACATAATGAACCAATATATAATATTGTTCGTGAAGCCTTTATTTTTATGGGTGCTGTTTTCTTTGGTGGTTATGCATGTAGTCTTTATTCACAACATATGCCATTAGAAAATCGTAATATAATAGAAAAAATACCAGATTTCGATGTTTTATATGAAGACATTGATAAAGAATCACAAATTGTCAAAGAAAAACTCAATTCGGCTGGATATTCGAATGTTAAATTAATAAAACATCTAAATATAGGAGAAATAATCCCTAACCATTATGAAATACGAGTGGGGCAAGACATTATTGCTTTTATTTATCAACCAACTGCATGTCATAGTTATAATACTATTACAATTAAAAATCAACAAATAAATGTAGCTACGATTGATACTATTTTATATTTTTATTTTTCATTTTATTACTCAAATAATCCATATTATTATCGTGACCGTATTCTTTGTATGGTAAAGATATTGTTTCAAGTAGAACAAGAAAACAGACTAAATCAAGATGGATTATTAAAACGATTCAATTCGATGTGTATAGGAAAACAAGAAAATTTAATTACAATACGTCAACAAAAGACGGATAAATTTAAAGAACTTGTACACAAAAGAGGTACACGAGAATATATGTCGTGGTTTTTAAAATACAATCCTATGTTAGATAAACGACCATATTTTATTAAAAACAAGAGATATAATGATAATTTGTCATTAAAAAAAAGAGATTTTATTAATTCAATTAGTAAACAGAAGGATATTAAAAATATGCGAATAACCAGACGACGAAAACATAATTACACACGTCAACAAGATAAAATATTAAATAAAGACAAAAATGTATTTGGATGGAAATAGTAACATTTCATATTATACACTGCTTTATTTTTTTTACAAAATGTAAAAAATACGAAATATGAGAAGAAGTTAATAAAAAATTGACAATGATATAAATAATAATTGAATATTAAAAACAGAACATAATATTATTATAATCAATGAGTCTACAAACTGAAGTTGACGTAGAATGGATGAAGTTTTTAACAAATCAGTCCACAACATTAGAATTTAATGTGGATAAAAGTAATAAAGAAAATGTAAAAAATGTATTAACACCTTCATTAAATAATAATGAGACTATATTACAAACTATACCTTCTTCTCCATCTTCTCAATCAGTCAAACCATTTGATCTTATCATTTCAACAAAAACAAAGGTTCTTTTTCTTAATAAACCGATCGATATTTTTTCGATTTTTTGGAAAATACCTATAATTGAATATTGGAAACCGGAAAAGGGTGTTATAAAAAAACAAATAAAAATTGTTTCAAAAACGAAAGAAGAATTAGAATCATACAAACAAAAAATAATAGGACTTAATTATTATCAAGAACATATAATTAAACAAATAGATAATCCTACGTCCAGAAGCATTAAATTTAAGGATGAACGTAAAATAACAATTGGAATGTCTAAAAAGGACATTACTATCCAAAGAAGTCGTATTAAAAACGCTTTTTATAATTGTATGGCTATTATTCTTCGATTTAAATTTCAAAACGTTTTCAAAGAAATCCATGTTAAAATTTTCAATACCGGAAAAATGGAAATACCGGGTATTGTTGATTATTCGATGTTAGAATATGTAAAACAAATGATATTGGAAATATTATTAGCTTATGACGATATCACAACGGATACTGCAGGTGAATCCACGGATGAGACAAAAAACGAAACTGCCACCCATCATACAAAGAAAATAAATATGCCTGTGTGTTTTATCGATAATTTTAAAGAAGAACACGTGTTAATAAATTCTAACTTTAACTGTGGCTATTTCGTTAATAGAGAACGTTTGTACAATATTTTAATAAGTCCTAAATATGGTCTTGAATCTTCATTTGATCCATGCAATTATTCTGGTGTTAAATGCCGTTATTATTTTAATAATGAAATTGGATTAAATAAAGAACTTCAACGAGGGGTTATAATGGATGATGATAAACAGATGAAATTATCTGTACTGATGGATTGTAAAAAATATACAGAGGTTTCTTTGATGATATTTAGAACTGGAAGTTGTATTATTGTAGGAAATTGTAGTGAAAAAATATTAAGATTTATATTTGAATTTATTAAAAACATTTTAACTGTAGAGTACGAAAATATATGTTTCAATAATGATATTCCTCAAATAAAAACAAAAACATTTAAATTAATTAAAAGAAATATTAATTTTGCATAATTTAATTCTTAACCATTTATTTGTTCCAACCGATGGATCCGACGGTGAACACTTCTTTTAAATTAATTATGACATTTTTTATTAGATTGACATAATTTATATGTATTATATATAA